GGATAGTGTCTATGACGCGCTTCAGCATTGGGCTTTTCCTGATACGGCCACTTATGGCATATCAGGGATACAAGAAACTTTTAAAACAATAGCGGTGCAGCCTGATGGGTTGACCCGTAACAGCGTACAACAGTACGAAATAATTTTTGAAAAACTGCCAATCTAGGCAAAAACAAAACCTTAAGGGGTAGTATATGAGTGTTGGTATTGGTATTCAAGGGCGTGACGTTACATTTACGCTAGGCGGATCGGCAGTGTTAGGCGTTAATTCAAAAGGCGTTTCTTTTAGTAATGAGATGTTAGACTCGACTGATGATAACTCAAGCGGTTGGACTGAGTTTGTTGCGGTTCCTGGTTTAAAATCAGCGGAATTTTCAGTATCTGGTTTAGTTAAAAACTTGGAATTGATGAAAGCTTATTTCGGAGCAAGTCAAATTTTTACAGTTGCTAAAACTTATCCAGACGGTTCGACTTTAACATTTGACGCAGCTATGACAGGCGCGCCAAGTTTTTCAGGTGAATCAAACGCTATCATGTCATTTGAGGCAAGTTTCACTAGTTCTGGCCCAGTTGTATTTGTAGCAGGTACTTAATATATGGCATTGCGCAAAAAGCTAGAATTAAACTGGGAGGGCGTAGATCATGCCCTACTAGTTACAATGGAAGTTGTGGATCGTGTTGATGAGCAAATCAGCATCGGTAAAACTTTATCGCGTCAACTAACGGGAGATATTAGGTTCAGCCATGTTGCTAAATTCGTCTCTATTGTGTTAAACGAGGCGGGCGCTAGCACTACCCAAGAGGACGTTTACGAAAGTATGTTTTCAGATGGTAGCACTAGCATGGAAATGGTTCAGGGTTTGTTAACTTATATGTTATCCGCCTTTTTTCCAGAAGTGAAAAAAAAAGACACTCCAACGAAAGCGAAAACGCGCAAGAAAAAATAGCTGATTACCCATGGGATCAGCTATACCAATTATTAGTCGGTGAATTTAATATTTCACCGTCTGATTATTGGCGTATGACACCCGCAGAAGTAAACGCGATCATTGATGCCAAACGTCCTAGAGTTATTGACGGTATTCATGAAGATGACTATGAATCGCTAATGCTGAGACGGCAGAAATTAATCGATGACGGGGTGGACGTTCTCTAATGGCAAATACAACAATCGGCGGTTTAACCGTCAAAATTACGGCAGATTCTAAAGGTGTTCAAGAGGGTATTGACGCGGCCGGAAGCGCTTTAAGATCTGGCGCTAAACAACTCAGAAAATCAGCTAACCAGTTTGGAAAATGGGGCGCTGCAGGTGTCTTGGCCGTGGGCGGTATTACTGCCGCTATGGTTAAGATGAACCTCACTTCAATAAAAGAATTAGGTAACAGCGCCAAAGCCGCAGACATGACAGTTGCGGCCTTTCAGCGTGGCTCATTTGCTGCCGAAAAATTCGGAATATCACAAGAGAAATACGGGGACATTTTAAAAGATGTAAACGACCGCGTGGGCGATTTTTTAATCTCAGGCGCGGGGCCAATGGTCGACTTCTTCGAGCAAATAGCGCCAAAGGTTGGCATTACTGCCGATGCATTTAAAGGGCTATCTGGTCAAGAGGGTATGGCGTTATATGTCAAATCTCTTGAGGATGCCAACGTATCACAACAAGAAATGACATTCTTTATGGAGGCTATGGCGAGCGATTCGACGCGCCTAGTTCCACTATTCAAAGACAACGCCAAAGCATTGAAAGAGATGGACGAACGCGCTAAAGAATTGGGTATCGGTTTGACTGATGTTCAAGTTGCAATGGCGGGGCTTGCTTCAGATGAATTATCAGAAACAGGTGAACAGTTCAAGGCGTTAACTCAATTAATTACAATAGAATTATCACCAATTTTAATTGCAGTATCAAAACACTTTACAGACTTAGCAAACACCGGCGGAGGCGCTGCAAATTATATCGCTGAGGCCATTGATGGCGTTGTGTCGGTTGTCGGGTTCTTTGCTGATAGTTTACATGGTTTAAAGCTTATTTTTACAGGTTTACGTGCCTTAGGTCTAGGCACTTGGGCGGCTATTGGTTCAGGGTTAGAAAATTCTGCAAAAGCAATTGCAATCGCGATCGATGGTATTTTGGGCATGGCTAACATGGCCATTCAGCAGTTAAATAAAATCCCCGGAGTTGATATTGATTTATTAAACTCAGTTCAGGACAGCGATTTTATAAAAAATATAACGGCAGATTCGGAGTTTTTAAAAGGATTAGCGGAAGAGGCAAAACTTGATTTTGTAAAACTTGCAACCCAATCATTACCCAGCGATAAAATAAAACAATTTGTTGCCGAAGCGCGGGCAGAATTTGAGGGATTAGCGGCGGCAGTAGTTGAAAAAGAAAAAGAAGATAAAAGCGAGGGCGACGGCGCAGGAACAAAAACAACTTCTGAAACTCAAGCGTTTACAGACGAAACAGAGTCACTACTTGAATTAATGGGGTTGCGTTTTGAATCGGCTGAGTCTTTAAAGCTTGCAAGTTTAGAGCGCGAAAGGGCGATGACAAAACAGGCGTATGATAACGGCGAGATGACATTAGCAGAACATTCTAAAAAAATGGCAGCTATTAAGCAATCAGAAGAAGATACCAAACGGGCAATAGTTCAAAGCAGCTTGTCTGGCGGTCTTGACTTCTTAGCCCGTAATAGCAAAAAAGCTCAAAAGATAGTGAAAGCGGTTGCAATAGTTAATGCGGTGATCGCAGGACAGGAAGCGGCGGTGCATTCGTATAATGCCGGCGCTAAAATTGGCGGGCCTTATGTGGGTGCAGCATTTGCGGCGTTATCTATTGCAAACACTGCCGGGATGATAATGAAAATAAAATCAGGCGGCACAGCTACAAGTGGAAGCGGTGGCGGAGGTTCAACGGCAGATGTTGGCGGATCACAAGGCGCTAGCTCTCAACAGTCACCACCACCAACACCGCCGCAATTATCGCGTACAATAGATATTAATTTACCGTCAACAGGCTTACTATCAATTGACCAAGTGCGGGGATTAATGGAACAAATTAACGAGCAAGTCGGCGACGGCGTACAACTAAACACGGGGAACATTTAAAATGCCAATTACACCTATTACACCAACGGGGCCAAGCGCCCCGAACACGTTAACGCCAGACGCAGCCGGTACAATAGCCGCGCCTAACACCTTAAGCGCAGATGCAGCGGGTACAATAGCCGCGCCTAACACTTTAACGCCAGGTGCAGCGGGTACTATCGCAGCGCCTAACACCTTAAACGCAGATGCAGCAGGTACGGTTGCCGTTCCTAATACCTTAACAGCCGATGCAGTTGGTACAATTGCAGTGCCAGCAACATTGGCAAGTGTTACGCATGCCGCATTGCCTAGAACATTGACGCCGTTAGTTGATCTTAATTTTGCCGATGGTCTTTATAGCCAAAGCGGAACGCCTAAAAGCTTTGCTGATGTATTAACATTTACGCGTGCAAGTTCAGCGAGTTTTATTAACAGAGCTATAAAAGCTACTGGAGGTTATAATTATTTTGTTGACAATGCTTTGACTAATGTTTTACGCGTTGAATACGATTATCAAACAGGTGAGAATTTAGGCGCATTAATTGAGGGGCCGAGCACAAATTTAGCTTTATATTCAGAACAGCTTGATAACGCGGCATGGACAGCGCAAGACGGCGCAACAGTTACAGCTAATGTAATAGTATCACCAGATCTAACAATAACCGCCGATAAAATTGATTTTTCAACTAACATAGATGGAATAGTAGCGCAAAGCGTTGCGGCCACAGCGTCACCAACTGGGACGTTTACTTTTTCTGTCTGGTTAAAGGCGGACAGCCCGCAAGTTATTATTATCAGAATTGGTAATAATATTAACAGTCAATCAACAATAAATGTTACAACAGATTGGAAAAGATTTGAAGTTACCGGGACAGGTACGGGATCGCAATCGGTATCAAGTCCACAATTAAGAAACTCTTCAGCAAGTGCAAAAACCGTTTATGCCTGGGGCGCACAATATGAAGAAACGCCTATCTCAACATCGTATATTAAAACCGAGGGTTCAACAGTTTCTAGATCTAAAGATGATTTGGAAAATCAAACGCTTTCAATTCCAAAGGCCAACGAATTAAAAACAATTCACTTAGAATTAAACATGATAAAACCTGCCAATTCTAATAGCAAATTATTTATGACAAATGAAACACAACATTTTGCAGAAGTATTAACTAATGAATACGCAAATTATTATGCGGGCGGATCAGTTATTAATGGCTCATTAGGTGGCGGGGTAACAATATCAAACATTAAAAAACTTGATTTTGTCACTGACACTATCGGCGGCACTGTTAAAAATTACGAAAACGGCACTGTTAAAAATAGCGTTGCTTTTACTGCGGGTACTGGCACGCTAACAAAATTTGTTATAGGCGCAAGCGCTTCAAACAATCAACATCTCAACGGCCATATATCCAGATTCACAACGTATGACAAAGCACTAACAGCGCAGGAGATAAGTTTATTATGATTCAGTTAATAGCGGAAATTGACGAGGGTACAAGCGCAGCAGATTTACCCGTTGAAGTGCAAGAAAAAATAACAGAGTTAAAAATACAATGGAACGAGTCGACACTTACCGGCACAAAAGCCGTTGAGGGTAAAAAGTTAATACTGTTGTTATCTAGCGTGGGCGGCGATGAATTACAAGCGTTAATGAATGAGCCGTTTATTAGTGGTCAAGATGACGAGAATGAAAATATTGTTGAATGGTTTGATCTTGATTGGTACGTCGTTGCAGAAGAAAGCAAGCCAATAGATCAATCTTTGTTATTACCTTATTTTAAAGATAAAATTATAGTTGAGGACGGTGAAGAAATTTCGTCAACACCATTAACTAATTTAAATGGTATAATACAAACATACTCGGGCCACAACTGGATCTATTAATGCCAATCACACCAATAATTGAACCAACCACGGGCCTTAAAAACGCCCGTATAGGTTATAAAAATTTGTTAGCTACTTCGAGTAATACCGAAGCGGCGAAGATGCTAATACCTAACACTTTTGAGCGCTTCATTAGTGGGCCGGTTGCGTATAGTTTAAAGTTTCAATTATCATCAATAACGGAAATTGATTTTGTGGCTATTGGTGCGCACAATGCGGGAACGCATGCGGGCGGCGTTAGTATATTAGTACAATATGCAACAACTATCGGCGGCGCATTAACTACAATTGAAAATTTAACATTTGCAGATAACAGCGCCAAGATGATTTTATTTGATGAGATTACAGCGGCCGAGATCGCCCTTGTTTTTAGCACCAGTGTAGGCCTTGAGTTAGGCGTTTTATATGCGGGAAAAGCTTTGGAAATGCAGCGCCCGATCTACGGCGGCCATACTCCAATAAATTTATCAGCAAAAACAAAGTATGATTCTGTAATTTCTGAAAGCGGGAATTTTTTAGGGCGCACAATTAAAAGACAAGGCGTTGAAACTTCTTTTAATTGGCAACATTTATCGCCCGACTGGTATAGGACAAACTTCCAACCGTTCGTATTATCAGCAAAAACTTTACCGTTTTTCTTAATGTGGCGGCCTGATAGATATAGTGATTCAGTTTTTGGTTTTACCACCTCAGATATTGCACCGACAAACATGGGCGGAGGTAGCGGCTTAATGAGCGTTTCTATTAAAGTAATGGGGCATTCTGACTAATGAGCTATGATAATGAAAAAATAAAGTTCGGCAAAGAACATATTTATATTGTAGAGATGGATCTTGAATATTGCTCTAACACTTATGGTCAAGTGCTTTGCAGTGCAAGCGGTCAAACGGGCGATTCTAAATGCCACAATACCCGGCAGAACTGCCAGGTGTTAGATGTTGCGGGAAACTTTCAAGCGTCAACAAAAACTTATAGGTTTTGTGAGTCAAGATCGGCGCACCCGATCGGGCTTGTTGCTATACCGTCACTAAATAATGTGAGTATATCGCCAGCAAAAATTGATCTCGCGGGTGGTTTAGGTACTCGCGCGTCTGTTAACCTGTCATTTATAGATCACCCCGCCTCTGATATTGATGTTGATAAATACGTTGCAGAGCGCAGTTATATCGCGTCAGAGCGTGGATCTTTTTGGACTAAACTCAGGGCCAGAAATCCAAATTATCAATTTAGAAGTTTACGCGTGTTGTCGGGTTATCTTGAAAACGGCGTTTATATCGCTGCAAATTTTAAAACCAGATATTATATAATTGAGTCAATGAATGTTTCAGGCGGCAAAGCTTCAATCATTGCAAAAGATCCTTTAAAACTTGCAAGCACTAAAAAAGCACTCGCGCCAAAGGCCAACAGCGGTGTAATTTCGTCAGATTTAAGTATAGGATCTAATCATATTATATTACTACCTGAAGGTATTGGCAATTTAGAATATGGGGAGTCTGGCTTTTTATCTTTACGAAATGAAATAATGGCATATACAAGAAACCCACTTTCAAACCCTGACAGGCTTGAAATTAACAGGGCGGAAAAAAATACAATCGCTACAACTCACTCAGCAGGTGAAACGGTTCAACAGTGCTTAGAGTACAGCGGGCAGGTTAGGGGTAGATTAGATTTTATTATAAATGATTTATTAACTAATTTTGCTAATATTGACGCGGCCTTTATTAATAACGAAGTGTGGGAATCAGAAGTTTCAATATTTTTGAAAGGTTTGGCCGATGGTATTGTTTCAAAACCGTATGATGTTTATAAGCTATTGAAAGAGCTTGCTGAATCGTTTCCACACTATTTGTGGTGGAATGAGTACAAACAAGAAATTGAATTGACGGCGTTAAAAGTTGCGCCGTCAACAGCGTTAAACGCGTTAAGTATGCAAAGCAACATAGTTGAGGGAAGTTTTTCAACTAAAGACAAGCCAGACTTAAGGGTTTCAACAATATTTGTTAATTTTGGAATGTTTGATTCCACTAAGAAAGTTGACGATATCCACAATTACAGACAGAGTTACACGAGGATTGACGCGAAATCAATTTCAAAATATGGATCTAGCGAGGTTAAAGTTGTTAACTCAAGATGGATAAACAACGCAAATAAGGCCCAGGCAGTAGTTTTAGCAACTTTATACGGTCGCAGGTTTTCAGATGTGCCGCGTGAAATTAATTTTTCATTAGATGTAAAAGATTCTGATGTTTGGATCGGTGATACTAAGGCTATAAATCATATTGATATTGTGGATCAAACAGGTTTACCCGTAGACACAAATTTTCAAATAATGAGCGCTAAAGAGTCAAATAATTTTGATTATACGGCGCTTGAATATACCTATGGAGATCTACAGGATGGCGACGTAGGCGGTGGAAATCCTAATGTTACATCTGTATATATTCCAAAAAGTAACGATGTGAATTTATATGATCTTTATGTTGATACTTGGCCCGCCCCAACAGCAACAACTGAGGCGCTTTTTATTATTGACAATGGGATCATTATCGGTAGTAGCAATAATACAATACCAAGCATTACCACAGGGACGGCGACAGAGTGGAACGGGGCAAACGTAGAAATATTAATTGAACCTAATGGGTTTTTGGTTGGCAAAGGCGGTGACGAGGGTGAGGCGGGCGGGCTTGCCTTGTTGATGCAAACTGATATAACACTTTCAAACGCGGGCGTTATCGGCGGTGGCGGCGGTGGCGGTGGTCATTCACAAGGTTCAAATTATCGCGCAGGTGGTGGCGGCGGTGCGGGTTTTAATTTTGGTATAAAAGGGGTCACAACTTATAGCGGCGGCGCTCAATCATATGGATCAAACGGGACACTAGAAAGCGGCGGGAATGGTGGCTATGTAATAACACAA